GTATGCGGATTGTAAAAGAAATCATAGAGTTTGGAAGAAGAAGGAGTATGACACGTATATCGTGTTGTTAATTCATTTTGTTCCAAATAGGTATTTTTTTCGGATAAAAGAGTGTTACATTCATCTATGATTTGATGATGAGTGGAGGCATCAAAAAAAGAAGTTTGATAGATAATACGCGATATTATTGTATGATACGATGATAACCATACAATACTACATAATATGCCTATAATCACGATTAATATAAGTGATTTCATTAATAAGATAAGATATAATAAGATTAACGAGCTCTTACTACGCCTGGTCCTGAACTTCTAGACACTGTGGCGGTATTGGCACCTTTTGCTGTTACAGTATATGTGCCACTTGCACCAGTGACACTTTTACCAGTGGCAGCAGTACTAGTAGCCACAAATCCCTCCCGTAGGCGATCCGATAGAAGAATGACAAGAATAACAACCAAAAGAGCAAGGATGAGTTTATGAAATTTGTCGGAGTTCATTATATTTTATACGCAGAATTAAATCATAACAAATCAATAAAATATTGACTGATATTATCATCAATATCATCCTATTATCAAACATGCTTAATATAGATTGCTGAATCAAATAAATGCAGTTAAGCAATTAACCTCTCATACATTTCAAGAATTCTTGTGAGCACATTGTAATATCTGTCAGATCACCACGCTCAACGATTTGATGAATATCAGAATGAAGCTTGGAATGATCGGTTCGAATAAGTGTCAGTTTGAGATTTTTTCGGCCTACCAGAATGGGAGTGGCAAGAAAGGTAGAAAGTTTACCATAATGAATTTTTGAACGAGGACCATAATATTTAACTTGAGCGATATGATTAAATGTTTCATCAATCAAGTCAACCCCTTTATCGGTAAGAGGAAATCCTGCAGAGCGTTTATGGCTAAGAGGAATATCCTTGTAGGCATAAAAGCATATATTATGAAGTTTAGTAAGATGAATGGCAGAATAGTATTCAAAACGAGTATAAAGACATGGTGTTAGCATCATGCGTTGTTTAAGAAAATGAATATGTTGTAAAAGTGTCATTGTTGTTATAATTCTTATTATAATATATTTAGATATAGAGAATCAATTTTGCAATTTCTCAAACATTGAAAACATTTTTAGACCTTCATGAAATAATTTCACATCCCCCAAAATCTTTCGAGCCAAATCTTTTGTATTTTTATTTCGATAGGAGGAGAACATCCAAATATTTGCATTATATTTTTTCCAGTTCTGGTATTGACTAAAATCAGAACAAATAGTTATATAGATACTATAAAGTTCTTTTTTATAAGCCTTATGAGTATCATCGGTTGTAACCATTTTCGGAGATGTATCTCCAGGAGTATCGATGGGTACAATTGAGTCTTCAAAAATCAAACTCATCCATTTTAACATACGTTCCATTTGTAATAAATCTAATTCTCGCTCATCATCGACTTCAGTACGAATCAGAGTGGGAAGGGGAGGGGCGGAGCGACTTGAAAAATAAGATGAGGATATACTTGCTGCGCTGGATGCAAGAATGGGTGCAATATTATTAACAACCAAATGGTAAAAGAATTGACCTGTTAACGATGCCATATTACTATACCATTTTATTTTAATAAATGATTTTTGTCTATTTTTGTAATATAGTCCATACATTACAAAATCTACTCGTAATTAAATTAGAAAATACATGGCATTTTTAAAAACAGGCTACGCGGTGCGAAGATAGCCCCAACCCATATCATTACAAATCTGTTGCCATGTCTTATCTTGTAGGTACAGCTTATCACGATTTTTAAGCAAAGGAAAGCATGACAAATATTCATCCATTTCCAGTAGTTCACAGAATTTATAAAGTACATAGCCATAGGATAAGAAATTGCGTCGACCCTTCGGACAATGCTTTTTGAAAGAGGGTTGGATTTCACGAAACATATGACGCAATTTCTCTTCATCTTCGCGAGACATAAAAGGTGCATTTTGTCCGTTTAGTCGATTAATGATGTGGGGAATATGTTCGTAATATTTGGAACATTTCATCTTTCGTAGAATTTCTCGTAGTTTGGTTGGTTTGAGAGTACTCATATTGGTAATTCGCTCCTTCTTCAATTGTACCATAATTGCATCATAAATATCAGCAGGAATTTCTGTACTTTCTTTGGCTTGAAATTGTGCCAACCATTCATTAAAATGATTAATTTTCTTATAAGCATAATAACATACTTCGCGTGGTGGATCTTTATAGGATGGTTTATCACTATCTACCAAAATAAATTCTTGATGCCCGCATTTAGAGCAAGTAAGATTGGCTTCATTTAAACACATATTCATTTCATTTCCACATTCATCACAAATAGTCCACGGGTCATCATAATCTTCGACTGTATTTCGAGCCATAGATGGATCTTCCAACTGTAAATATTCATTGAGTAATTGATTTCGTTGCATGCCCTTTTTCTCTGTAGTAATGGGCTGTGAAGAGGAAGAACCTGATAGGGATATATCATCGGCTTGTTGTTTATCTTGTGAGACTTCTTCTAAAATAGCTAGAATAGAACCAGGTTTTGCTTTATTAGATTGATAATTCATTGTTCCTTGTTGAATATGGTCTTGAATATCATAATAATTATATAAAATATCACCCGAACGAAGATAATAATCCATCAATTCACTGCCATCTTCTATTGCTTTTATTTTTTTTTCAAATGTTTCTGCATCTCGCTCTAATCGCCACAATTCAATATCAGAAGTGGTTTCAGATATTTTTTTCTTTAAAAGAGCTAATTCTTCCTTATATTTATCAATATTTGCTTTTTGTTCAATCATTTGATTTACTTTTTGATGATGAATTGCGTCTAAAGTGGTCCTTGCCTCAGGATTACTACGTTTTGAACTTTTTACTTTGAAAAAAGCACTATCATTCATTCCTACTTCTATACTTATACGGTATTAGAGTATTGTTTTTAAATCCCCTAGTCATAAAAAATACTGAATGATTTCTAATTATATTTTTTGCAATTATGATAGGATTTGTTGAGGAAATTTATAGTGATTTTTAATGTTATATAATTAACTATTTATACGTGTGTATATCGCTTGTTTATAGAGAATCTATATAATATACCTTTTCCCGGCATTTTTTTAAAAAATTGTGTTTTTCCAAATTTTTTTTGTATTCACTAAGTATAATCTAAGATGACTGGTGGAGGTTTGATGCAGCTCGTCGCCTATGGCGCTCAGGACGTTTACCTAACTGGTAACCCCCAAATTACTTTTTTCAAGGTAGTGTACCGCCGTCACACTAACTTTGCCATGGAGTCCATTGAGAACCCATTCAACGGTGCTCCCAACTTCGGCAAGAAGGTTACTTGCACTATCCAGCGCAATGGTGACCTTATTCACCGCATGTACTTGCAGGCCACTTTGCCTCAGGTTCAGCTCCAGTCATCCGACGGTTCTGCCGCTCAGTTCCGTTGGCTCAACTGGATCGGCCACAACCTCATCGACTACGTTGAGATTGAAATCGGTGGTCAGCGCATTGACAAGCACTATGGTGATTGGCTTCACATTTGGAACGAGCTCACTCAGGAGGCCGGCAAGCAGGCTGGTTATGCCAAGATGGTCGGCAACGTTCCAGAGCTAACCAACCTTCTATACCAGGGTGGTTCAACTTGCGACAACGACTGCTATGGCGGTGAGCCACTCACCTCCGAGGTTGTTACCTCGTGCGCCCCAATGTACACCTTGTACATCCCACTCCAGTTCTGGTTCTGCCGCAACCCAGGTCTCGCCCTCCCACTCATTGCTCTTCAGTACCACGAAGTCCGCATCAACCTCGAGTTCAACGCCCTCAACAACTTGTGCTGGGACTTCTCGAACTCATCCGACCCCCACGCCATCCGCAACCGTGTGGGCCAGTGCGGTCTCGCCGCTGCCTCGCTCTACGTCGACTACATCTACCTCGACACTGATGAGCGCCGCAAGTTCGCCCAGGTCTCACACGAGTACCTCATCGATGTCCTCCAGTTCACTGGTGGCGAGTCGATCACCTCATCGGCCAACAAGCTCAAGCTCAACTTCAACCACCCATGCAAGGAGCTTGTCTGGGTCGTCCAGCGCGACTCATTCGTGTCGTGCGACGACAACGTCATCAACCCATGGAAGGGTCAGCAGCCATTCAACTATTCGGACTGGTGGGACCGCTCCGTGCTCGAGTCTGGTTACTCGGTCACCCGTGTCGAGGGCATGGCGGGCCGCAACCCAGTGGTCACCGCTCTCCTCCAGCTCAACGGCCACGACCGCTTCCAGGTTCGCGAGGGTGCCTACTTCAACTTGGTTCAGCCATACCAGCACCACACCAACATCCCAGCTGTTGGTATCAACGTGTACTCGTTCGCGCTACAGCCAGAGCAGCACCAGCCATCGGGCACTTGCAACTTGTCGCGTATCGACAACACTACTTTGTTGCTAACCGTCAGCAACAACGCTGTCGGCACCAACTTGTCGTCCACCGTTCGCGTCTACGCCACCAACTACAACGTTCTACGCATCATGTCGGGCATGGGTGGCCTTGCTTATAGCAATTAGAGTGTTTCCAAACCTCCCGGTATGGAATACATTATATTTGTTATTTTTATGTATGTGTAAAATTGATAAAAATATTTCGTATTTTGAGTATAGATAAATATTCAAAATGGAAATTAAATCACAAGAGACAGTTCAATTCACAGGTCGTGTAGGTAAGCCGGCACATGATATTGTGTATATACATGTATTATATTATGATAAAGAATATACTATAATGAAAATTAGATTTAATGATGGTTTTATTAAAGGTCTTATTGACAGAGAAGAATTTATTAAAGTAAAAGACTATAGCTGGCATTATGTAGCAAATGGTTATATTAGTCATGGATTACAAATTGATGGTAAAAAAAAGGAACTCTATCTCCACAATATGGTAATGGGACGACTAGGATTTCCAGGAAAAGGCTCAAAAGAATCAATCGATCATATTAATCGCAATGGACTGGATAATCGTAAAGAAAATCTTCGGCTGATTACACAATCTGCACAAAATATCAATCAAAAACAAAAAGAACGTCGTGTTGAACTTCCTGATGGTTTAGGCATTACGATAGATGATCTTCCTAAACATGTATGGTATATCAAAGCAAATGGATCGCATGGAGAACGATTTGGAATTGATCTAAAAACAGAAAATATCAAATGGAAATCAACCAGTGCAAAGAATGTATCCTTGCAGGATAAACTGAAGGCAGCAAAAGAACAACTACAAATCTATTATCAGCAGTTTCCATATTTGAATCCAAACAATGAGGATAAACATAAAGAAATGGAAGAGCTGGCAAAGTCATATGAGGAGATTGTTGGGTTGGTAGAGTAAGGATAATCAATATATATTTTTGATTTGGTATATCCCAAAGCAAACGTATTTTCTAAATCAAGAAGCCAAACGCACCAAATTTGACCGACCGCACATCTTATCTTCTACGATATAGACAAGAATGTCCTGTCAGACACCGATTCAACAAGATATAAGAAAGGGCGAACTCTGTGGAAGAGAAACCGCCGAGCAATACTGTTCCAAGCATAAACGTATCAAAAAGTATCGTATGAAATGTCTTCAAGAACAGTAATGAATGATATAAAAATAGCGATCATATGTGTCGTTTTTTGATTTCATCGCCACATACTTTGCATAATATATTTTTTAATTCCGACAGTCGGTACATAAAAAATATATGAAATGTAATACTTGATATTTACAAATATGATAATATAATAGAAATGAGTATAGAAGTAAATATTAATAAAGACAATATCTTATCATATTGTCGTACAAAAGACTCTGAAAAGGATAAGAATTTTATACAATGTATGTTGGGATTATATGATATGGAAGATAAAATGAATGGTATTACGCCATATACATTACGAAATATAGAGCCACTCAAAAATAGCAGTAGAATAGATAACAACATAAAATTACCGTCCATCTATATGATGGAAAAATGTTGGGATGATATGTCTATGACAGAATTCTATAAACAATATAATGAATTGGTTAGCACACAAAGAAGTTCATTTTTCTTCCAATCAAATCTCATTAATATGGCTAGAACTTTTTTATGTTATCACAGACATTGTCTTGATAAATATTATTCAGAAGGAAAACGAGCAATTTTCTTAAAAAATAAACGTACCAATTCTGTTAGAAACGATGTACATAGAGGATTTGAAGAAAGTAAAGATGCATTAGTTAGTGTATTATGTAAAGCATATGATACATTTAACTATAAAGATGTATTAACTGTATATCGGTCATATATTGAATTTTATGGTAAACATGTATCACCACATATTTCAGCATCACTTATGGGTGCTGAATATCCTAACTTAGTAGATACAACATCTAATCGTGTATATAAGGAAAAAAGCCATCTACAGTCAATCCGTGATTTATTTGATTATTTTGAAACAACTACAGGTATTTATTTGTATTTATCATTTAATACAGCTGCAGATTGGAAGTATGCCCGTTTTTTAGGAACAAAAATAATTGTATCAGATTTGACATATAAATGTACACATGGGATGTTTTGTAATGTGCTTGAAACTATTTTACACGATTTTAATGGACATCGTGTAGGTGAAAGAATGATACAGATTGATAATATATATTTTAGAAATCTAATAGAACGCATTCAAAGAACATTTTCACCTGAAGATTATCATTTTTATTTACACATGCTTCATCACGCAGGACATGAGGAGAGTAAGATAACATTTGGAAAAGAAGATATACAGAAGTATTGCGAGAGTAATATCTCTATACATAATGATAATATAAAATCAGACAAAGAAGAATTAGATAACTATTTAAAAGAGAAAGATATACAAATGATGACATCTGCACAAAAACGCCGCAAAGAACGATTAGAAAAAGATATAGAAGATTCTGAAAAAGAAATCAATTTATATGAGACATTTTTAACATTTTTAGACACAAATCATAATTCGGTATCAACAGGCGGTTCTCGTCGTAAAAAGCAAATAAAGCGAAGAAAATATCGCACATATAAGAAATATCGAGCCTCTTATCTTTGAGGTCATTATTTTATGACAGTACGATATGTTAAAAAGTATCGCAATAAAATATAATTTCATAAATAATTTATCACTAATATAAAGTCCATATCATATTTCATAATTATATGGATTCTATTGTAACATCTATCATTCGTAAATTTACAGAAAGAGCAGAAATGGGAAAAAAGAAGTATGGAACAGATTTGGATCGCGCAGATCTAGAACTTCTTGATTGGATTCAACATGCACAAGAAGAGCATATGGATGCTATTTTGTATTTAGAAAAACTTAAACAGCAATATACTCATGAAAAGGGTAACAAATCTACAAATGAAATGGAGACTGATAAAGAATAATATTTAATTTAATATTTTTCAATAGTATTCTTTAGAGTATTTTCTCTATCTAATAGTAGAATGTTTCATATTTTTCCAATTATATTTGCTACACTTATGGCATCCATTGACACATGGGTGTTATCGTGTTTAAAAAATTATACATTAGGAGTGGTATCATGGACATGTATTCCGATAGGAATGCTTATCTATGGATTGCAGCCATTTATTTTCTTACAATCTTTGCGTTTTGAAAGCATGACAGTTATGAATATATTATGGGATCTAATAAGTGATATTCTTGTGACGGCAACGGGTCTTTTTTATTTCAAAGAACGCATTTCACCTATTAAACAATTTGCTTTAGGATGTGCTTTTGTTGCGATTATTCTATTTGGTTATGATGACTATATAAATGGATAAATACATAAATATATAATTTTAATCATTCTTTTTATTTGTATTCTTCTTTGTCTTATTTTTTGTTTTTGTCATCGACGCTGCGCTCTTCTTCTTAGAAGTAGGACGAGATGGTTCAAGCGATAGTCCGTGTTTTTTATAGATACTTTTAATATAAGATTTACGATGTAATTCTGCTTCACTTATGTGATTTTTTAATAGACTTCTAACTGCAGTCTTTTTATTTGTATTCTTTTTTGTCTTATTTTTTTGTTTTTGTCGTCGACGCTGTGCTCTTCTTCTTAGGGTAGCACGTGATGGTCCAAGCGATGGTCCAAGCAATGGTCCGTGTTTTTCATACATGCTTTTAATATAAGGTTTACGATGTAATTCTGCTTCACTTATGTGTTTTTTTAATAGACTTCTAACTGCAGGTTTACTGCTTAAATAGGTAATATTTGAAGGAACATGATAGACATTATTATTTGGATTTGTTCTTTGAAATAGTGTAAGTCCTGTGGGTGTTGCGCGACATATGATATGATAGTAGACACCTGGATATTCATAACAAAGATCTTCTTGTGTTATATTTAGTTCACTTTCAATATAATTTAATATTTCATCTAAAGCACGATCAGGATAAGTACCTGCTTCATATTGAATTGCTTCATCGATTATTGCTTTTATTTCTTCTGTTGTAGGAAATATACTATGTCTATATAACTTTTGAAGGTATTCATATATAGCATCATATTTAATATGATTATTATTGTTATTATATATACTAGATTGTACATTTAAAAATTTAGATTTATTCACTTTTTCTTGATTTTGTCTATTGCTATTTTTTATACATGATAAAAAACCCTTATCAGCATATATACTATCAATATCCATGACACCTGATCCAAAGGAATTACACGTATTCCACCAGTCTTCATCGCCATATTTATAGCATTGTAAAAGACTATAATAAAATTGGGGACATACATCTCCTGGTTTATAAATAGCAAGATTGCCTAATACATGTTCTAAATCCTTATAATGTGTAATAGGATGTTTTAGAATATCAGGAGTAAGAGAACATAATCCTTTTTCTAAAAAACTATAGGCCTTTGTAACACTTCCAGCAAATGCTTTTACAACAACTATACAACCAGGAGGAACAATAAAGGTTTCATTGCCTTCTTCTGTACCATGGCCGCCGATGATATATGCTTTTATATTTTGGGATTTACTTTTTTTTCCTAAAATAGAAGCCATTCTATTATAATATGAATGATTTATTGTATCATAATGTAGATAGATTATATTTTGAAGTTATGTAATAACATTAAAATAGAATCTCTGCTGAGCCGGAATCGAACCAGCGACCTGATGATTACCACCATTTCAAACGACTACAGTCATCCGCTCTACCAATTGAGCTATCAGCAGATACAATAGTATCACACATTATTATTTTCCAAATTAAACGCGCGTATGTTTTCTTGTACGCTTGATATAATTTTTTCGTCGACCATTTCTGTGTGTTTTTTGTTGAATCGAACGAGATTTCTTTCGTCGACCTCCCTTACTGCTAGAAATACCCTGTTTTCGTTCAATTGCATCATCTAAACGGCTTCTATATTTTTCAAGTTTTTTCTTACATTTTGTATCTTTTGTATGATTTGGTTCTCCTTCACAGTATGTTAATTGAAATCGCAATATATATCCAATTTGCTCTAATATACTCATTTCATATCCATAACGACCAATTTCGCATTGTGGATTTTTCAATCGAATTTCAGGTAAAGCATGACATGTAGTTGGATAGGTGACAGGATATTTTTCTCTTTTTGGGTCAGCTTGTAATAATCGAACAACATGCATTACAGTAGGAGCACATACATAGCTTTCTGCTCGAAAAATAAGGGCATGTGCGATTGCTTTCATTGTTTTTACAATAACATCATTAGTTAATGCCTGATAATTTCTTGTCTGAAGATATCCTCGAATAATAGCCACATTTGCTTCCGCTAAACGAACTAGTTCATAATATTTTTCACGTGCTTTATCATATGTTAAATTCATATAGGCAGATACTAATTGTTTTGCGGTATTCATTGCATTTTCATCAATTAATTCAACATACATATTGAGTCGAGGAATAAAATCCGTTTCATTGCTTGTATTTTTTAAATCTTTTTTAGCAGTTAAATAATTACGATAAATACTTGCATATGCATAAGGTAGCATTTCCTTGAATTCATTTTCTGTAAAGGACATTGTATCTAAATAGAATAAATCAGGAGATGCAGTATTGGTAGGATTTGGATTAGGAAGAGTCATCATATCCGCATAATACTCAATATCCAATTGAAGGGTTGATGTAACTCCTAAAAAGAGAATAAACATATCTTCCATAGTGGCAACTACATAGTCTAATGCAGAAAACCCATTTGTCATACCTGAATATTGAATACCAATATCAATATCAGAAGTAGGTGTAATACTTCCAAAAATACCTAATTTAAAAGATGGGAGTTCAGAAATAACATCTGGACGAAAGGTTCGTTGAAAGGGTGTAGTTTTATATACTTTCGCATGTAAAGATGGATCTGACATAATATGTGTTCCAAAAATCATCATTTGATAACAAAGAAGAGTTCGTACAATCCATAATTGATTGCGTTCTTGTTCTCCAAAATGAAGAATATCATGGGCATAATCAAATGATGTCATTGTTTCATTATGCGATTGTAAAATTTTATTCATAATGGAAAGTTGTGTACTTATTTCACTTTTCATCATTGAAAAATCATTACCAGTATATAAATCATATTGAACGGATTTTACAGAATTTGATTTTCCACCAAGAACCTGTTTAATAAATGTGTTAATGTCCTGTTGACAGCGTCCTACCAAGGAGTCAACCTCTAACACGGGATAGATAGACATATTACTATTTATTTAGAAATAATAATTATATAATCCGGAATTAATATTATTTATTATTTTTTTTTGTATTTCTATTTCTATTTCTATTTCCATTATTTTGACGAATGGAACGATTCATTCGTTGTCCTCGTAATTTAATACGCGGCGGCTGTCTTACTATTCCTGTTAATGCTTCATCGATATGATTTTTTCTAATAGTATTTTCATTTTTAACATGATATAAGTTTCTAAATCGCTTACGAAGAGGTAAAGATAAAAGTGGATGAGAGTTATGATTAGAAAATTCTCCACTGAGTGTTCTTGCAAGCGCTAACCAATTAATACCAGGTGTCATAGTTTGTTTTGATTTTCCTTTAGAATGAAATCGTTTTTCAGACCAATAAAATGGTGTACCACGATTCAATGCGATAGGATTTTGTAAAGATTGAATCAAACCAAAATCTAATAAAAATGGTCTAATATGATGTTCTGTTGGAATCCAAATATTTTCTGGTTTAATATCGCTGTGTAATAATCCAGTATTTGTATGTAATTGTTGCACGGCTTCAATAATATGTCTATATATTTCTTTTTCCTCTTCTTCTGGATGTGCTACATCTTGATATACTTCAAGAGTTGTACCAGGAATAAATGGATATAAAATATAGGCAACACCTATTCTATCTAATGTTAGACTTTCATCAATCAAAATAGCAGCAGCAAGAAGTTGAACGGCATACCATTTTCCAATTACATGTTTTAGAGCTTCTACTTCATTTTGTACGGAAATGAGGGTTCTATCATTTAATAAAATAATTTCTTTTAATACAAATGAAGGATGATCTGGAAAATCTAATCGAAATACTTCACCAAACCCACCTTTACCAATAATAGGATGTTCTTTATATGATTTTGATATCACAAAATCCTGAAAGGATAGACCATTTGGAAATTTGCCTGAAAATGTTCGGCTAATAAAAAACTGAGTAGACAGCTTCCTTTGTAGTTTTAGTAATATACTTCTTATAAAATATATTTGATTAATATTTAATGGTCTAAATAGTTTTCGCTCTTCAGTGATTTTATTTACATTATTTAATGCATCTAATTGTTTTATACGTATATTTCTTGTTTCTGTGGAAGAAATGGTATTTAGCATAGTAAATAAAATATCATATTCACCTTGTGTAAGTTTATTATGACTTCGTAATAAATTAAGTTGTTCTTCTAATTCAATTTTTTCAGCACGTCTAATGGTAAGACCTGCTAGTTTTTGTAATAATTCAGAAAGTAATTGAATATGTAATGAATTATTTCTTGAGTTATTACTCATACTCTAATATTGTTCTATGTTATAGATGAAATGTCATTCATTTATAATATAGAACTCTGCCCCGCCGGACTTGAACCAGCAACCTGAGGATAACCACCATCTAAAAACGACTACAGTCCTCCGCTCTTCCGATTGAGCTAGGGGCAGGTTCTACTTTCATAAAATAAAATAGAATTGCAATTAATACGCAGCGTCGTAATGTCTTATATTATTTTATCTTCCACGCCATACTTTAAGAATAGCTGTATTATAATTTACATTAGATACAAGTTGATTAGTTTTTAAAAGATCATTATTATATGATTCAAATGCATTTGGATATTGTGTAATTAATCCAAAATTAGAGCAAGGCTCTTCTATCATTTTTTCATAATATACAACAATACCAAGAAGTCGCTCAAATGTTTCTCTATCCTTTCGTGATTTGATAGAAAGGGTAAGAGTAGAGAAGAAATTATATTTCTTTTCTAAATGTTCTACAATTTCAAAATCAACAATCGTTGCTCCTCCAAAACAACCTTTCCATGATTGATTTGATTTAGTATATGTAAGTAATCCTTCATTATTTCTTAGTATAGACAAATACATGTTTATTTTTGGTATATCAATCGCTTCTGTACTATTAAAATGCCAATGAAACCGAATTAATCCACTAAGTTCTTTATTTGTAAATGGACGATTTAGAAACATACTATCATGTAAAAATATCATACGATCCGCCCATTTGTGTTTCAAAAAATAGTAGTATGGTAAAATTTCACCAGCACCATTATACTCACTTTGAATAACTTCTGTATTAATAAGATTTCCATTTACAGTATTAATTTGTGAGTTATCATCAATAATAATAATGGGATTGGTATAGAATTTGCGAATGGATTGATAGGATGATGTCCATAATTGATTATCAAGTGGTGAACGAATATGACGAAGAATAACGAAAACATATGATTTATTATCATGATTTAGTGTAATGGCAGAAGGTGAAGGTGTCCAATCTATCGTTCGTTTGGGAACAGGCTTCGAATAGAGAGTCATTGCAGAAGCGGATGGTTGCATATTTTCCAAACCGGACGGATAAACGATTTCATTTTTTTGTTTTTGAAGGGATTCAGATAGAACAATTTTAGGATGTTCTGCACGTGGAATGATAGTAGGACGTAATGCTTCAGGAATCTGAGATAAATTACGTTTTTGAGGAATGCCACGATTTGCCCAGGATGACATTGTAGTATAGATTTCGTTATTTTAAATCATTTTATTCTTTCATTTATTTTATATATAGTGTATAATAGAGATGAATAACATTTTTGGCATAAACTATTTTATTTTTTGTTTCATTGTTTTAGCAATTGTATTATATTTTACAAAAGAAATTCGTGATGAAGGATTCTTTGGAATGTCGCCTGGAACATTGGATCAATTACGGTCTACAAGTGTTCCCTCTAATCTCCCATTAACTAACGCCCATTCAACAGATATACCTGCATGCCCTTCTACTTCGACAAAAAATCCTATGAGTACACCATTACAAGATTTAATACAAGATAATTTACAGAAGAAGGGCATTATGGATATGACAGAACCTGCAAATCAGCCATTAGGATTTTATGCGTTAGTATAAATACTAACAATTCTATCATAACGTTCCT